GATCCAACAGAAGAACTTGCAATAGCTGGAGAAAGTGATTTAGGGCCAGAATTTCAAGAAACTATTAATAAAAGAATAAAAGAAATGCAAGATGCCGATGTTATTGAAGAAGAAAAAGGCATAGCTGGCGAACTTACAGATGAAGATGTAGCAGTGGAGGGTGCAGATACACCTGCTAAAAAGGCTACAGTCAAGGCTTTAGACGCATTTTTAGCAGAGGCAAAGCCAGGAATAAGTCCAAAAACATTTGATGAATATATTAACGAGTTTGGTGAAGCTACTGGATTAGATGTTTCTGGTGAAGCAGATACAAAACAAGCTCTGATGTCTTTTGGTTTAGCGTTGATGCAGAACAGAGCAGGTAAAGGCTTTAATATTAGCAACATATTAAGTGCAACTGGAGAGGCTGGAGAAGCCGCAATGCCAGATTTTAGAAAAGCAGTTGCCGAGGCAAAGGCTGTAAGGGCTAAAGCTGGTGCATATGCGTTAAGTAAAAAAGAATCAGATCAAAAGAAAGCAATGGATAGAAAATCTTATGTAGTTATGCCAAAAGCGGGTGGATTGGCAAACAGCATTCTTCAAAATACAGGTAGATTTGCAAGACTTAATAGTTATGAACTAAATAATCTTATGAACAATGAAGAATTTAATAAACAATTTGAGATTATTGATTCCTCTGTATATACAGACATGACTAAATCATTAATTACTGCTCAAGGTAAAAATAAAACATACATAGAAAGCCCAAAGTCAGTTCCTTTATATGATGGTTCAGATTTTAAAATAGATGTGTTTTATGCAAATCCAAATACTGGAGGTGATGCTAAAAATAAATTGGCAACAGACCCTAAAATTGCTTTTGCAGAATTAGAAAGAATGGAAAAAGGTCTTTTGCGAGGAGAAGAAAAATTTAGCAAAATTGCAGAATTGTTAGCAAAAACAGATATAACATATCCAAAGCAACTTCAATCTACAGTTACACAAATAGCAAGAAATTTTGGAATTAAAGCACCAGACTCTACAACAACTCCAATAAAACAATTACAAAATTTGTTGAAAGAAATAGGTGCAAGAAATGCTGCTGCTATTTTAGGTGAAACAGGTAAAACATTATCTGATAATGATAGAAAATTGGTTGATGATATTATAGGAAAAATTGACTTTTCATCTGGTGATAAAGATGAATTAGTTAGAAAATTAAATAGATTGTACACACAAATTCAATCTGCAAAAAGAGATCAAATTAATCAAGGCTATGCTACATTAAGAAGTTTTGGTCACGAAGTTGCTAAAAATAAAAAATCTAATTCTGGATTTACAGTAAAAAAAGTATCGTAGGTATTTAAATGGCAAAATATCAAGTTCAAGGACCAGATGGATCTGTATATGAGGTTGAAGGTCCAGATAATGCTGCTGAAGAAGAAATAATAGCACAAGTTCAAAATCAAATTAATGTTAGTCAAAAAGAAACAACTTTTGATGATTTGTATAATCAAGCTTTAAAAAAAAGAGGGCAAACTCCACAAGGGCAAGTAGCACAATCAAACTTTGATACACAATCTGGAATACAAAATTTTGGGTTACGATCTGCTTTGTCTGTAGCAGAAAACAATGCAGAAGAAGAAGCTATACTTGCAAAACAAGGATTTTCAGCGCAAGATTACACAAGAGATAACAGAGGTAGACTTGCTTTAACACCTAGTGGTGCTGCTAAAGTTGGTGTAGAAACAGATAAAAATGTTCTTATAGATGAAGAAGGTTTTAGCAGACACGATTTATCTGATCTAGTTGGTATAATACCAGAACTTGCTGGAGGTGTTACAGGAGCTATAAAAGGAGCTACTGTAGGAACAACTATAGCACCTGGCTTTGGAACATTGTTAGGTGGTGCAGTTGGTGCATTTGTTGGAGGTGGTGGTGGATCACTTGTGGAAGAAGCCATAGAGGGTGTTGCTGGAGTATCAAAACAAACCGCTGGAGATATAGCGCAAGATGCTGCAATAGAGGGTGGTATAGCTGCCGCTGGTGAGTTGTTGTTCGGCATACCTATATTAGCCTATAGAGCTATAGCTCCGTCTGGTGCAAAATTTATTAGAGAGGCTAGTGAGGAAGAATTAAAAATTACTGCAAAAGGCATTGAAAAAGGTTTAGAGCCTACAATAGCGCAGATAAAAGGCAGACCGATTGCAGCTAAGTTTCAACAACTTCAAGAAAGTGTATTGGGTGGATCACCTAGAACACAAAGAATAGCCGCCGCTATGGAAAAAGAAGTGGCAGAATTAAATAAGTTTGTAACTCAAGCGGCTACAGAAGGTAGCCAAAAATCTGCAGGAGAATTGTTTATTGAGTTTGAGAAGCGGTTTGGCGAACAATTTGCTGGAAAACAAGCTGCGGCTTATAAATCAATTATGAAAGCACTTAAAGAATCTGCTGATAATTTAGCAGGTGGATTAGAAAGAAATGTTGGTCTTGATGATGAATTATTTGGCTTGGTACAAACATCTGCCAAAGAATTTGAAAAAACTATGTCACAGCAATGGGCAACAATTAATGAAGTTATTGAAACTGCTATTGGTGATACAAAAATACTGCCAACTGCATTAGTTAAAGATGTAGCCGACCTTGCAGAGCGAAAGTTTTTGAAATTAGGGACTGGTGAATTAGCAACAGAAGAAGGAAAATTAGGTTTAAAATTAGCTAAACAATTAAGGGAATTAGGTGACAAAGCATCATTCACAGACGCATATCAATTAAGAAGAAAACTTTGGGATTTAAAAAATGCACCAAAAAATGCAGATGAAGTTGAGATAAAAGGTATAATTGATAAATCAACAAATTTAACCCAAGTTTGGGATGAAGGAATTAATCAATTAAACAATCTTCTTTTAAGATCTAATATTGATTCTTTAAGCAAAGAAATTACAGATCAATTAGGTTCTGAAGCATTTAAAAAAATGCAAGTTGCCTCTAAATTATTGCCAAAAGCAAGAGAGCAATTTAGAGAGGGAACTGCTTTATATGAGGACATATCAAGGACTTTGGGATCAAAAGAACTTGTGGAACAAATGCGTAGTGGTGCATTTAACATTGCTAGACCTGGAGCATTAACTGGATTAACTCAAAAAGTTATAGGAAAAGGTGGCACACCAACTGGGTTAAACAGATTAAAAAAAGCTTTAAATGATACACAATATAATCAAATAAAAACAGCTATGGGTAGAGATTGGCTTCAAGGTGCATTGAATAAAACTGGATTTGATTCTATTAATCCTGGAAACTTTAAACCAAATGTATTTATTCAATCTTTAGATGATTTAGGTGATACTGGTGTAGAGCTTTTTGGTAGAACAGAATTTAATCGGTTAAAAACATTTGCCAAAGAATTTGAAAATTTAAAACTTACAAATTTAGATGAAGAAATGATTAGCAGATTAGTTAATCAAGGTTTAGATGCACAAGGTTCTGTGGCACAAGCTTTAAATGGTGCAGTAAAAACTTTGCAAGAAACATCAAGACTTAGAAATAATAGTGTGTTTGAAAAAATAAGAACTAATAAATTAGACCCAGAAGAAGCTTTAGATTTAGTTATGTCTCCAGGTGCAACTCGTGGTGACATAAGAGCAGTAATGGAATTTTTTAAAGATAGTCCAGCAGAATTAAAGACTATTAGAGGTTCTTATGTTGAGAATATGCTTGATAACATTGGTGCTGTAACCAATGCAGATGGCATGAAGCAACTTGCAAAGAATATAAGAAGATCAGACAAAAGTAACAAATTAGATATTGTATTTCCAGACGCTGGAGATACTGCTGGTGTCGCAAAGAACATTAGGGATTTTGGTAAAATACTAGAAAAAATATCAACAAATATTCCAAAAGGAGATTTGGTTGCTGCTGGCATTTTGGCAAATGTATTTAACAATGTTGGTAGAATTGCAAAAATGTTTGTTCTTGGCCAAATGTTTACTGGCAAAAAAGCTATGAAAGAAATAGTAGAAGCTGCCAAAAAACTTGAAAAAAATGCAAGTCCAACTGTTGCAGATCAAAGGGCTTTTTTAGAATCTGTGTCTAATGCTTTTCGCCCTGGACAAGTTGTTACACAATCAATTCAAGAAAATGTAAACGAGGCATCAGATCAAGTAAAAGCAATTGCAGAAAATACTGGAATAAATCAAGCTGTAAGCAATGTTGCTGCTAATACAACTGGTCAATTAAAAGGCATACAAGCAGTAAATCCAGCAACAAATGTTGGTCAAATAGATGTTACAAATCCAGGGACTGCCGCTGTATTAGGCCTAAATCCATCTGATGCTGCAATTGCCGCAAGAAGAAAGCCAGCAGATCCATTATTTCAAAGTTTACAAGAGGGGTTACAAAATTGAATATAGATGAATTAAGAGAAGAAATAGCTTATGATGAGGGCGTCAAAAAAAATGATTTAGGTGAGCATATTATTTATTTAGATCATTTGTCTCTGCCTACGCTAGGAATCGGCCACCTCATACGAGAATCTGATCCAGAACATGGTCTACCAGTTGGTACAGAAATATCTGAAGAGAGAGTTAATGAATTATTTGACCAAGATATTCAAGTCACAATATCAGAGTGCAAAGAATTGTTTGATAACTTTGATGGTTTACCAGAAGAAGCACAAAAAATTTTATGCAACATGATGTTTAATTTGGGTAGACCCAGACTATCTAAATTTAAAAAATTTCGTGCTGCTTTAGAAGAAAATAACTGGTCTGAATGTGCGATTCAAATGGAAGACAGCCGTTGGCACAAACAGGTAACAAATAGAGCGAATCGCCTAATTTCAAGGATGAGAGCGATTGAGTCCACCTAATCCAAAGACTTTGCTTTCAGTATTTATATTTAACTTTTCACACTCTTTGTCAACCATCAAGCCAATTTGTTGTCTTTTATTTCTTCGTTCCTCTTTACAAATCAACTCTAATTTATTGTAAGTATCAATATCCACAGCTACCGACTTGAATTTTGAAATGTCTGTCATTATACTACCTCCATGACTTATAAATACCCAATTATACCCAATAAAACCCGAAGACCCAACAAGTTTTTTGCAAAAAAAACGATAGCTATGGGTTTAAAATTTGATTCTAGGTGGGAGGCAGAGCGATGGGGACAATTAAAAGCTATGGAAAGAGCTGGTGTTGTTACACAATTAGAAAGACAAATAAGGTTTCCATTAGAAATTAATGGACAAAAAATTTGTGATTATATAGCTGATTTTCAATATTTATTGCATGAAGAAGATGGCACACATAAAGAAATTGTAGAAGATGCAAAAGGTGTCCAAACACCAGAGTTTAAGCTAAAAAAGAAGATGATGAAAGCCATTCATAATATAGATATTTACCTATCATTTAAAAAAAAATAACATTCCTTGTTGACATTTAGGTTATGTATGCCTATATTGTAGGTATCTAGTGTCTATTAATTATTTAAGAAAGGATTTTATTATGGATTTAGATTTTTTACATATGCCTATGGCAGATGTCTTTAAGTATCGTGAAAATTTGAAGAAGCAAATTGAGGTGCTAAAGAAAAAACAAGCTACTCTGAATGAGGACTTGTCTATTAGATTTGGCAATAGTGCCAGAAACAAACTTAATGAAGATGGCAAAGACTATGGAACTGTGACATTTAATGATCAAGGTTTCAAAGTTAAGGTTTCTTTAAAGCAGAAAGTAACTTGGGATCAAGAAGGTCTTGCAATTGCGTTGACAGAAATGGAACCAGATGAAGCAAGGCATTATGCTAGAATCACCTATGGTGTTGATGAGCGTAAGTATAACAATGCACCTCCTGCGATTAAAGATAAATTACAACAACACAGAACTGTAGAACTTACAGGAACTTCTGTGGATATTACGGAGGCTACTAATGGCTCTTAAAATTATTTCTGCTGATGAAAGATTAGCAGAAAAAAGAGGTCATAAAGTTGTTGTTTGTGGTCAAAGTGGTGTGGGCAAGACTACTCTTGCCCGTACTCTTGATCCAGATACTACTTTATTTATGGATTTAGAGGCAGGAGATGCAGCCATTGAAAGATGGCCTATTGATGTAATTCGCCCTAAAACTTGGGAAGAATGCAGAGATTTTGCTTGTTTTTTAGGTGGTCCTAATCCTGCTTTAACATCAGATCAACCATATAGTAATGTGGAATACGAAAGAGTTTCACAGATGTATGGAGATTCAATTGAGATGATGAAGAAGTACGATAGTATTTTTGTAGATAGTATTACAGTTGCTGGTCGTTTATGTTTTCAATATTGCCTTGGTCATGCAGATAACAAATCTGACAGGACTGGAAAGCTTGATACAAGAGCGGTATATGGTATGCAAGGTCGTGAGATGATGGCTTGGCTTACTCATTTGCAACATATCAGATCAAAGAATGTTATCTTTGTTGGCATTCTTGATGAAAAGGTAGATGATTATGGAAGAACTATGTATGAACTTCAAATTGAAGGCTCAAAGACTGGCAGAGAGTTGCCGGGAATTGTTGATGAAGTTATTACTATGGCAATTATGCCAAGTGAAGAGCATGGTCCTTATAGGGCATTTATCTGTCAAACACTTAACCAATGGGGTTATCCAGCAAAAGATAGGTCTGGTCAACTTGAAGTAGTTGAAGAGCCACATCTTGGTAAGTTATTGGCTAAAATTAGTGGAAGTACAACAGAAGAAAAGAATTTAAATTTTGTTGATCCCAATTCAATCAAATCTAGCGAAAAGGAGAAAAAATAATGCTTGATTTAAATAATGTTCAGGTAGATTCAAACCAAGAGTTTGATTTAATTCCTGCTGGCACTATTGCTCGTGTAGTGTTAACTATTAAAAGAGGCTCAGACATGATTGCTGAGTTTTCAAATGAGCCATTATTCAAGTCTAATATGGGTGGAACCAAATGGCTTGAATGTGAGTTTACTGTTATGGGTGGTCAATTTGACAAACGAAGGTTTTGGCAAAATATCATGCTTGATGGTGGTAAGGTAAACCCTGAAACGGGTATGCCCTGGACTAAAACTATTGGCCTTAAAACCATTAAATTAATGGTTGATAGCGCTTATGGTTTAGAGCCAAGCGATACTTCACCAGAGGCTAATACAAGAAGAAAATTAGCTGGATTAGAAGTATTAGATGGTGTTGATTTTTGTGTAAAAATTGGTATTGAGAAAGGCACCAATGGATATGCAGATAAGAATAAAATGGTTATTCCTTTAACTATTTCAGATAAAGGGTACATTGGATCAAGTTCTGCACCTATTACACCGCCACAGCCACAGGTTACACAACCTAATGCACAACCCCAACAAGCACCAGAGGCTTCTGCTTCTAATACTGTGCCACCTTGGGCAAAGCAATAGGTTTCTAGATTTCTAGCGGCAAGATGACCTTTCTCGTCTGCTAGAGTCGGTTTTGGGTAGCACCGATGCCGCAAAGCTACCCTATTAACAGAGGAACAAACATTATGGAAATAGAAAAGAATATTCCTTTTGATGATAAAAAAGTAGACCAGGCTACACATACGGCACAACGAATGGAAGTTGGAGATAGTGTGTACTTTGATGATGCTACACTTCTTAGTCGTGAAGTAGGGAGACTAGTAAGAGCATTAAAAAAATTAGGATATAAAACAAAGTCCAAGCAAGTGTATCACCTAGATAAAAATGGTTACGAGATGAAGGGGTGGTCAAGTTCAAAAATCAAAGGTATTAGAGTTTGGAGAATAGAATAAAATGATTCTTAGACCATACCAAGAAGTAGCAGTAGATGATGCTTCTGTAGCTTTAGATAAACATAAGAACACGATTGTTGTAGCACCAACAGGTGCGGGTAAGACCATTATGTTGTCTGCATTAGTAGGCAAAAGACATAAGACTGGAAACAAAGTTTTAATTCTTCAACATAGAGATGAACTTGTTGGTCAAAACAAAGATAAATTTAAAAGAGTTAATCCAACAATATCTACAAGTATTGTTGATGGATCGCAGAAAGATTGGTCTGGTGATACCATATTTAGCATGGTGCAAACATTATCAAGAGAAAACAATTTAAACAATATTAACCATTTTGACATGGTTGTTGTTGATGAAAGCCATCATGCAGTTGCAGATACTTATTTAAGAATTTTAGATAGGGTTCGTGAAGCAAACAATTCTGTTGAGATTGTTGGGTTTACAG